CTAACTTGGTCAAAAAGAATTTGAGCCATTTACAATGCTACTCCTAATGGATATGGTGCACCTGGCAATACGCGGAGGTTTGGTGCATCTGACCACCACCAGTCATACGGTGTAAGTTGCAAGCCACCAGACATAATAAGCTGTCTGTTGCTTGATGGGGCAGTAAGGTTGCCCTGAATAATTGCAATTGCTTTTTCAAAGCTACGCATGTACTCGTTTGCCATTTCTGGGTCTTCCTGGAATTGGAAGATACGAGCCATAACATAATTAATTAATGGCAACTGCAACTGTGGAGATATGTCTATTGGGTCACCCTCATCTTGCATCCATTCTAAAGATGGATTACGAAAACCTCTGAGAGTAAAAGAATAATTATTATCTGGCTTTGGCCAAAGGTTTACTTGGTCTGCCCATATTGAAAAGTATGCAGGAATTCCTGGCTGGTCTTGTGCGCCAACCCAAAGTGACTCTGCTTTAGCTTGGTCAATATAAACTAATGCATTACCTTGATAATTTGCATCAGTATTAACTACAGCTATTATTTGTGATATATCAGTAATTGTTTTTGATGGATTACCAATTGCTGTTGGCTGGCTTTGTAAAAACGTTGCATATGACCTAATGTTTTCTTGTACTGCAAATCCATAAGTTGTTTGGTAGTACGGCCAACGAGTACTTAATGCTACAACTTTTTGAAAACCTTCTTTAATAAAACCATTGACAAGGTCAGTTGAAATATCATCATTTTCATCAAAGCCAATATCTAAGTCAGAAAGTTCGCCAACAAACGTACGCATTTGTGCTAGCGTAAGATTGGCATTAGAAAAGTTTATAGCCATTTATAGCTCCTATTCCGCTACTGTAACTTCTTCATCTTCTTTTGGTGCTGGAGCTTCTTCTTTAGCCTCTAGCATCTTATTAAAACTATTTAGATGACCAATGCAATAGTCTGTTCCTTTTGCTTTTGGTGCTTTGCATTCTTCTTCTTTTTTGTTCATTGCCTGACATAAGCCACGCTTATAATGTACGCCACCGTAAGCAATACCTGATGGTGGAGCAATCTCTACGCCTTGGCCGTGATAAGCTAAACGACCATTACCCACATGACGTGTTCCTTCTACATATCCATATGGTTGTGTGCCAGATAATCCCTGGCTTTGGCTTTGCGTTTCTTTATTCATAATTATCTCCTTCGTTGTTAAAGTGTCTTATTGTAGAACATGCCACCAGAGGCTTTTAACCCCTGGTGGCATGCGTCCTAGGTAGCAGGATTATTCGTTGTCGCCAACAAATACGCGTCTCCACTTCAAAGTGGAAAGTGTACCCTTAGCAATGATGGAAGATGCATTTTCTGCAATTCCGCTAACTCCAATAAAGCCATCTGCTGATGGTGTGATTACACCAACAACAAATGCCTGGTTCAAACCAGTTGCCAAAGCAACAGAAGCTGAACCATGGTCTGGAGTGTCAATAGCAACACAAGCTGTGCGAACAAGAGTTGTTGCATCGGTGTTGTATTCTGAAACGAATGCAATTGCTGATGGGGTTGCACTTGCTGTTATTGAAAATGCTGCTCCGTCAGTTGCAGCTGCTGCTGAGTAAACAACACGAGCTTCAAACTCGTATGTTTCGCCAGCTTTTCCGTACCATCCGAAGTCACCTGAATCAAGTGCTGCGTATGATACACCTACTGTTACGTCTGCTGCAAGAACGTTTGTTCTTTCAACAATGAATTTATTATTTGTTGCCATAGTTGTACTATGCTCCTTATCTCTGTTAGATAGATTACCTAACTATGTTGTTTGTTTGTTTTATAAATAGCTGGCACTGGGAGAGTTGCCCGAAGGATGACAACCTTTAAACTCCCAGCACCAACTACATCTTTAGCTATTATGCGTAGCTAGCGTCTGCTGTCAAGTAACCCTGACGTTGACGGTTGCTGCAGGTCAACTGACCATAGGCCAACACGAGGGCATAACGGGCGTCTACGCCAGCTACAGTGCCGTTCATGAAGTCTGTGGTGGTGAACCAGTAGCCATTCAAGCCGGTGAGCTTGAGGTACTTCGTGTTAAGGAAGTACATCGGTGCATCGGTTGAGTCGGTTGCCAATTCAAGGTCAAACACAACTGGAGTCTGCTTGAACATCAAGTTCTGGAATCCAGAGTTTGCCTTGCTTACGTCCTGGTAACGAACGTTGTTGGTCAACAGTGATTCGTACTTCTCAAAGAGGCTGTTGTTAGTGACGATGAGGTCAGGAACATCAGAACCCTTTGATGCACGGTTGTACACGTCAGCCATGTTGTGAAGTGCAAGTGTTGCACCCATCGTGGTGCCCTGTGTTGGGTTCCACCATGTGTTGCTTGATGCATCAATGCCACCAACTGTGTTGTTCTGGGTAGCAACTATGTTACCAAGACCATTGAAGTCGGTTCCAGCTGATGCTGAACCATAAAGCTGCTCGTTAAGAGTGGTCTTAAGCGACATTTCAGCCTGCATGATTTTTGCATTCAACAGTTTGATGATTGCCTCGGTGCCACGGTTCTTTGCTTCTTCGATACCGCTGATTGCGATAGAAGCAGCCATCTGCTTCCAATCGTATTCAGCAGCTGAGATGCCTTCCTGTGGGGTAAGGTCAATTGCATCGTAACCTGAGTAGGTTGCAACTGTGTCGTTCACTGCGTACATGAGTGGCTCAATTATTTGAGTGCCACCCTCTTCGACGCGAACGCGACCACGCTCATTGAGGTGGTTCAAAAGGACGAGGTCCTTGAAAATGTTGTCTACTAGTGTAGGCTGATAGTTCTGCAGCGTAGTGGACAACAGTGAATTAAAGTCGGGATTACCGGCCATGTTAATTTCTCCTTGTTGTTGTTAGATGTTGAGTGTCTTTTTGGCCTGTTCAAAGGCTTCAAAGACTGACGTTGGTTTAGCAGCCTTGGCTACGACTGAGTTTTTGTTGGCTGAGCCACCAGAAACCACCGCTGCAGAACGCTTTGCCTCTACTCTAGACTGTTCTTCCATAAGCTTCTTCTTTGCCTCAGAGGCTGTAGAATACACTTTATCAAAAGTAATCTGTTTGAAGACTGCTTCTAAATCGGTAGAACCTGATGCTAGTGCTTTGGCTACTACTTCGTCTGCGTTGAAGTCGTCACCATACTTGCTTTGCAAAGAGTCAATAGTTCTAGTCAAATCATCCATTGCTTTCTGTTGTTCGAAAGATGCGATTCTTTGCTCTAACTGTCGAAGTTGCTTTTCAGCTGGGTCTAAGTACTCTTCCTCGATTTGCTGGTCTTGGATTGGAGCTTTTACACCATAGTGCTGCTGTAGCGCCTGCAAGGTGCCTGCTGGGTCTTTTTGCAGAGAATCTGCTAAAGTTGCAGCAAACTGTACTTGCTTTCTTTGCTCGCTGAGTTCTTGCGTCTTGCGGGTATAATCCGCCTGGCGTTGGTACCCAGCTAAAGCCTCCTTAATTGGAACTACAACTTCTTGTCCATCTACTTGGAGTTTGATGACTTTGTCAGCAATCTCTGTATAGTCAAAGAGTTCTACTTCTTCTTGTGGAGTTTCTGCTGTGACCTCTGTCACTTCATCAACTTGTCCGCTTGCGGCGGGGTCAACTACGTTTTCAGGGTTAGCAATATTATTAATATCTGTCATTGTTGGAGTCCTATCCTTCTTTGGTTATTCCTTGGTATTTTGCATACCTCTCTACCTATAGTAGAAAAGTATTACATTGCTTTATTTTACTGTCCGCCCAATAATGCTTGAATTATTTCGGGAGGAAGACTTTGAATGCTGCCTGGTAAGGCACCTACGCCAGGTTGTGCACCTGGGCCTTGAATTGGTGCACCAGCTGCAGTTATTAAACCTGGTGGTACTTCTACTGGCATTTCTTGTGGCATTGGGGCTGGGCCTAGTTCTGGTGGCATTCCTTCCATACCCTGTGGCATTGGGGGTTCTGGCGGTGGTGCCTGTTGTAAGAATGAGCCTGGGTCTTTGACACCAAAACCTTGAGATAGTACATATTCTGCTAGTCTTGGTAAGTTTACAAGTCCTGCCTGTGCAAATGGTTGCATTGCTGAAACTATTTGTAAAGCCATATCTCTACGGAAAGCTTCATTTCTTGGGGCTGTAGAACCAGCCT